CCTCCTCCGTCAACATTATTAAGTCCTTGATAATAACCATTTCCGCCACACCCTTTAATATTGACATCTCCACTAGATCCTGACCCTCCTGCACCGCCTGCATTAAAGTTATTTCCTCCTCCTCCCCCGCTTCCAGAGCAATGAGAACCAAAACTACTTGCACTACCAGAAGGAGCCGCAACTCCTCCGTCTTGAGAGGATGCACCTCCAGCACCAACAGTTACGGTCACACTTGAAATACTTGTTACATCAATCGTCTTTATAGCAGTACCACCACCGCCGCCGCCCGCCGAATTATTACCATAATTACCTTTACCAGCACCACCTCCTCCTGTGACGATAACTCTTACTAATTTTATGCCTGATGGTTTAGTCCATGTTCCTGATGACGTAAACACTTGAACTGAAGCATACCCACCACCAGCTAAAGCAGCGCCGTTAACAGTTAAAGCACCTACGACGTTTGCACCACCAGAAGTTGTCTCTAATTTTTTGACGTTATTATGATATAACTCAACAGCTCCGCCAGAAACACATTTAACTGCATCGTTATTTGCAGAAGCACCTGTTCTTACCCAAACATTACCAGCATTAGATCCTAAAGTTATGTCATTACCTGATTCAGATTGATATATCCATCCTGCAGAACCTGTGTAATAGATCTGGAGATCAGATCCAGTACCGAATAGAGCTTTACCATTATCTTCAAATGTTAAATCAGAAGCATTACCAATAGCAATATCATTACTGGTGCTAAGTACTCCATAAGAGTGAGCCCCTCCTGAACTTGTTTTGAATTTCAAACTATTGTCATAATAGAGTTCTACGCCTTCATTTTTAAGGAATTTAGCTGAGTTTTCGTTGTCATTAGTTTGAATATAAACATCATCTTTAGCTCTTAACCAAAGATTCTCATCAGCTCCTGTAGCTTGTACAAATAAATCGCCATCACCGCTATGTTGAATATAGCTATGAGATCCATCAGCCCATAACTTGAGATCATCTGCAGCCCCTAATTGAACTGCACCATTATCAGGTAAGTCAATAAAATCATTTGCATGTATTTCAGACCAACGATTAGAACTACCACCTACTTGTCCTGAATCATTTGAAGGTGGGTATATACCTCCTGTTGCTATAACACCATAACTTGTCGTCTCAAGCTTCTTACTATTATCGTGAAATAACTCTACTGAGCCGTTTGAATTTAAATTAAGAGCTGATTCATTAGTAGCTACTTTAAAAGCTATATTTGCAACAGATTCAATAAAAAAATTACCTGACCCTTGAAGATGTTTAATGAAGCTATGTTGACTATTATGATAAACTTTTAAATCTGCCCCAGTTCCAAATCGAGCTTCTACGTTATCGTTATAAGTTACATTCCCAGTAAAAGTTCCACCTGCGAGAGGCATTTTGGTGCTATCAGTCGAACTATCAGTTGCCCAACTTAAATTACCAGAACCATCTGTTTTTAAAAACTGATTAGAACTTCCATCAGTAGCAGGTAAAGTCCAAACAAGATTACTAGCAACAGTAGCTGGAGCTTTTAAACCGACATAATGTGAGGAGTTAGCATCACCAAGACGTATATCACCTTGATGTTTGGTTTCTAATAATTCAGCTTTAGTCTGTGTCATCTACTCTTCTAAACTTTGCGCTTTATATATAATTTTACGCTCTAAAAACCTACTACTTAAAAGACCTCTCTCTTTTCTGTATACCAAGGATCTTCTATCGACCCTTCTCCTGATTCAAATTCAACATGTTCACCACTAGTCGGTATGCCTGTTCCACTTTCGATGTATGAAGAACTTCCTTTGGAACGACTCTGCCATTGAGATGCTAAATCCCTAGCATTACCCCAGTTGGCCATTACAGCTGGAAAATCATTGTCACCCATTTCTAAGAACCAATACCCTTATAACTATCATAAATAGTTTTAGCCTTATTAAAGTATTCATCTACAGCTCCTCTAAATACATCATCACTTCTTAATTCATCTGCATACTCTTTTTGCCTCTTTATAAAAGGTCTAGCTCGACTAAACGGAGTATCCTCCGTATTAGTAGGGTCAGTAGTGGATTCATAGTGCTTCCAAGCAGGGCTAGTCATCCAATTATCCATATATTTCATTAAATAATATCTAGGATAATTGCCTATATCTTGATGATCAAACCCTCGTTTTCTTTCATAATCAGAAGCAGCTTTTTCAGCTTTCAACTCGTAATCATATGTACGTAAAGGACCTTGTGAATAATGTCTAAAAATATTAGCTCTCTGATCACTATTAGGTATGCTCATATCATAATTGTGAACTGGTGAGTTTGCTTCTAGTTCTGTAGCAAATTGATCAACTGCTTGTTGAGAAAGATTCGGATCTAAAGCATGTGTTAATTCATGAACAAGAGTAGCTAAATTCGCATCTTTTTGTAAGAAAACTCGATCTGGGCTAGATGGATGAAATACACCAGAATTAGTAGTTTTATCAATACCTAACTTTGGAACATCTTTTCTAGCCTGTGCAAGTTGTTCTTCGCCAAAATGTTTTACTTGCATATCTCTTCCAATAAGAGAAGAATATTCGTCTAATAATGCTTTCGCCTCAGGTGTTGGAACAAATTCGTATACAGTTTCTTCTTTTCTAAATGGATTGATTAGTTGTAACCGATTTGGACGCCAACTTCCAGCAGGTGTATTATCAAGCATTCCTTGTGCATTTCTTTCATAACGTATTTCCATAATTAAACCCCTCTAAGAGCCAAATAAACTACCTATTGCTCCTAATCCACCTAATCCACCAAAGTTACTTGACTTACCTCCTTTACCAAATAAACCACCTATTGCTCCTAATCCACCTCCGAAATTACCGAAAGGACTACTATCTCCAACAATTCCTTCCATCGGATTATAACCAGCTAACCCTGCAACACCTCCTCTTTTAATAAAGTTTGTTGGTGCAGAATCAGTAAATACAACCCCTTTCATTGGATCATAGACACCAGCTGCTCCTAAAGCTCCACCTCTCTTAATAAAGTTTGCAGGTCCCGAATCAGTACCAAAAACTCCTTTCATTGGATCATAAAGACCTGCTGCTCCTAAAGCTCCGCCACCAAAACCATTATCAAAAGCAGCTCCAAATAAACCACCCTTTACGGCATCTAAAAAACTATCAGAATCGCCAACTGCAAATCTCATGATTAAGCTCCAATACGGGATAAAAAGTCGTCAACCCTATCTGTAATACCAGGCTCTTGCGACGCTGCATTCATAGGGTTAGTTTTTTCAGCAGCTCTCATATTTGCTTCTGCATATGGAGCACTTACTGCTTGTCCTTGTGTCGCATAACCACCAGGTAAACCCTCTTGACGACGAGGATCACCCAGATCGTGAGACATAGCTAACCCAGATGGATCAAATCCTGCACCGCCCATTAATCTTTACCTATTTTAATTAATTATAAAGCTATAACTACCTTCCCCTAGCAGCTTTCCATTCTCTATGTTTCTGTTGTAAAGCCCATAGCTCATCATCAGTAAAAGCACCTGAACTTCTAGCTGGACTGTTTTGAGTTCTCTGTTCCCATTCCTCTCTATCTGTTAAAAAATTATCAACTGCCTCAGATAGATGAGCTGGACCTTCTCCAGTTTGAAGATGCTTCGGACCAACACCAGTTATTAAATGCTCAGGACCCCTATTTTCCCTTATATGAGTTGGTAAGGGTTGATAATCATTGGGAAGATTATCTAAATTAACAACTGTAGGCTCTACAGAATCTCTATTTAAACCACTATAAAACTTGTCAAATTGCTCTTTTCCGTATTCATTCGCTGCCCAATAAGCAGGAATTCCTGAGAGTGGAACCATAGGTAAAACCGCTTCACCAGCAATATATGCTGGTACTCCTAATGCAGTTCCAGTTACGTTTCTTCCAAGTGCTTGAACAGGAGACATCCCCTCACCCCAATCCATAACACTTCCAAAAGCTGTATCAAAAATAGGTCCAGCTTTTATAACTCTCTTTAAAATTGGATTATTTGATCCTGCAAATCTTGTAACACCTTGTGGGAGACGTCCTCTAACTCGACTCAAGAAAGATTTAGGAGCACTAGATGCTACATCTACAACTTCACCACCTAATGTATTTACAACTGGACTACTAGTTAAAGAACCACCCCAAGGACTAGGTATTGTTGATGATCTTGGAGTTAATAAATTAGGAATTGATGCTTTTCTATTTATAAAATTCCTAACAGGAGTACCTATACGAGAACCAAATCTTGATAATCTCCCTCCGAGACTATTATCTTTAACATTTATAGGTATATCAATCTTGTCTAGATCAGTAAAATAGCGTAGTAAATACTCACGAGGGTCCATACTCTTTTACCTTTATTTTTATCAAGGTTTTTATAATAATAACACTGGATAATTGCCTATTATTTTGATTAACTTTCCTAATGGGACAACTATTGAAACTTTAACAAGAAATGGACACCAAATACATCGTGTCTGTTGCCTTAACGAAGCCATGTGCCGATATACATCCTCATTTGACAAAGCCGAGTCATATGCAGAGATATTTGAACAGTCACGCACCTAACCTCTACCCTTAAAAATCTCACTAAACTCTTAAAAACATAGAAATACCCCTAAAAAGCGGTAGGGAGAAGCTGCTTTTTTTGTGCAATTTTCTCTTAATAGACTACACTGCAATAGTTTTGGTATAAACACCCAAAAACTTAAAAAAAATAGGCTTTTATATTAAGTACGTAAGCGTTAGGGATAGGTAGATGAGTGTATATAAAATATTTTACAGTCACACACCTAACCCTCTCCTCCTTAGAAGTAAATAAATAAGGCAAAAAAAATTGGATTTTGGGTGTTCAATGATTGCCATTGCGCCAGAAGAGGTTTAATGTGTAGAACACTCTGCACCCTAACTATTTTCACCACTATGGATGCTTTTTTAGCCGCCTCACTTACACCAAATGACGAAATTACCTTTATAAAAGCCTTTCAAATAGCCTTACAACTGAGAGGAAAAGACAATTGCTGGTGTTTGAAGCGGCGTGACCAATGTAATCACACAATATTTCAGGGATTTACAACGAGTAAGAAAGATTATCTGTCTTATCGGGGAAGAGATGCACGACCTTTGATCTTATCCATGGCTGGCCAAGAATCTGATCCCTTGAAACCAATTATCGTTCGTAGATCTATTTGCAAGTCTCAATATTGTCTAAATCCATCTCATTATTACTGGGGAACGAGAGCAGATGTGGCAAAAGAAAACAATGAAAGGAATAAAACTGGTATTAATAACACTTTAATAACAAGACTGCGACAGGAAAGTGAGTCTGGTGTTAGTAGCTTGAAATTATCAAAGACTTATAGACTTCCGTATCAAACTGTGCGTAGAATATGTAACTATGAGACTTATATACCTGAAGAATCCACTGAAAACTCTGATAATCAAATTCTTTGGGACAATATAGCCTCTCAATATGCAAAGCTGACTTCTGAGTACTCTACGGAAGCTGGTGAATTTAATTTAAATTATCACATGAAAAATAATTATGAATGTCCTTGGCATGCAAAAGGATCTACAACACATAAAGGTAATTTTGGCCTTATGGGTGAATGTCTAGATTGCATGGAAGAAATAAAGAAAGATCGATGCACTATTGATGTACGAAATTTTGATTTTCGATGGCATTGGCAAATAAAAAGATTTTGGGATCAAGTAGAAATTGGTGAAGATGACGAATGCTGGGCTTGGAATGGTTCTACCAAGAAAAATGGAACAGAATCAGTCGCTTATTTCCCATCTCCTTTCCATAGTGGTAAAACTCAATCGGCGTCCAGAGTTGCTTTTTGGTTGAGTCGTGGTTATACAGGTAAATACAGAGTTTTTACAAAGAAATCTTGTAAACCTTTTTGTTGTAACCCTCTGCACCTTACAATCAAAGAACTCGAAAACGAGTCGTCCCCTACACAACTACAGTGCGTCAAACTAACTCATGACAACATCTTCAAACACTACAAAGAGAGAGAAAGTAACTCTGAAAAAAAGTGAAGTAGTACCTAGTAATTTCCATTTAGAAGAAAAACATTATGCGCCAATGGTTGTTATTGGTGGAGATGTCACTTTCGGAGCTTGGTGCAATACAAAAGAAGAAGCAGCAGCAAGATTAAATCATTTAGAAATTGCTACGGATTATCACAACTATCCAACAAAACAGGAAGAAGGTGTATATCCTGAACGGAGTAGAATAATGGAAGAATTATATAATAAATCAGGAAGAACTAATAGTATCTTCACTGGCTTAGCAGACGAGTATGTCACGGTATCTAACAACGATTCCCAGTAATACAGGTTTCTATAACCTTGGGACAGTAGAATCATATCCAACTGGAGGCGCAGGTCCTACAGCTTATGGACCTACTTCCTACTTTGGATCTGATCCATTACCAAAAAATACTGGAGATAGTATCTATGATCCAATAGATCTTGGAAATTTTACATCAATATTTAGAACAGTAGAAATAAAAAATTCTCATGGTGGTTTATCACGTAAACAGACTACTTTCTACCAAATAGAATTAACGAAACCACGATCAATACAATTTACACAGAATTATAGCCAGTTCTCTTATGAACAGAATACAAATAAAAATACGTTATTAGCTTTTTATAAGATATTTGAAAAAAATAGAAGAGAAGAATTACCGATAAATGATTCTGGTTATGTCTCTAAAGAAGCTGCAATTGATTATTTAGATGAGGAAGGTGATTTACCTAACAGTGATTATCCTGTATTAACTTTAGATCCAGGAAGATATTTATTTTTAATTACTAATGACATTAGATATTTAGAAACTACTTATTCAATTAGCGTAAATGTTACTGATCTGGATTGGAGATTTGTAAAGGAATCAATTAAAGAGCAAACAAATTTTGGAAAAGTTAATGAGGGTGTTGTATCAAGTATTGATTTTGGTACCCTAGCTGCTTAATTATTACCAATCTGAGGCTTCTCTAGCTGCTTTTGAATTTAAAAAAGAGTAAGGATCTTTATTAGCTTTTTGTGCATTAAAGAACCCTGAAACAATACCTGGAATATCAATACCTTTTATAGCTTCTGCACCAGCATCTTTCAATGCTTGTGTCCAGATACTAGGGGAACTATTAGAAGGATCTTGAGTAGCTAAATAATTAAGTGACGCCATCTGAGATGCTTCAGGATCTTGAGTGTATATGCCTGAGTCTGTAGTTAATAAGGGAGTATAATCTTGAGCTGTTCCATAATCTTTTTGGACTCTATCATTTGCCTCTTGCCAATCTCTACCTAATGTTGCAATTTTATCGTCATAAGTCTCATTCATTAATTGAATAGGACTTTTTGGACTAATAGCAGATCTCATTTCATTTTGCTGCTTCCTACCATATTCATCACTACGCTTTATATTTGCAATAATTGAATCTTCAGATTCACCAGCTTCCATAGCTTTGCTCCAGTAATCAAGACCCTCAAGACCTGCATCTCGTCCTAATAAATTCTTATAAGCCTCACCAATAAATTTATCTCTATATTCAGGATGTAATTTAATATTTGAAACAACACTATCTCTACTTGCACCTCCAGCTAAATCTTTTTTCCAATAAGCTAAACCTTGAGGATCTGCCTCTCTACCTAATAAAGATCGATAAGCTCCTTTAACCCAAGCATCATCGTCTAAATCCGCACTCATGTTAACTGGACTAGTGCGATGCCAGCCAGAATAATCACCACCTGTTTTTTTTAAATATGGATCAGTTTTAATACCACCTGAACTTGGAGGAACAAAAGGACGTGAAGAAGCATAATTTTGAGGAAGAGCACCCTTACCTAAAACATTATCAAGTAAATCAACACCTATTGCATTACGTCTTTGTTCAGCTGCAGTATATGGTCTGCTTGCTAACTTATGACCTAGTTGACGACTTATCTGTTCTTTGTACTTACGAGCAGCATCTAAAGCATGCTGAGAATCATAGGTTATAGTAGCGCCTATTTTACCTGTGTTATTATCGTCAGACATTTACTCACTTAAGTTTTATTTCTATACTGATTCTATCTGTGACAAACCCGTGTAAATGCTGGACTCCGATATAACCAAAAGGAAGAAAAATCAAAATCAACAACAACTCAGCATAGGTGATAGGTCTTTTCATAACAAACAATATCCTTTCCTTACGGAGTTTAGCGAACTTCTAGAAGATATGTCCACGAAAGATTTAAAAAATAATTTACTTACTGATAGTCAGAAAATGTTAGCCGAGTCTTTGTGGATGGCGAATAGAACAAAAAAAGATTCAGACCCAGAATTTAAACCAAAAATAAACAAACTTCGAGACTTCTTTATACAAGCTTTAATCACTGATCATAAGAGACAATGGGACGAATACAGAAAATCAGCTAACATCATGAAAGACAGCATCCTCGAATGACAATAATTAATACTGAGGATTGGCTACACGTATTAGAAAATACAGATTACGAACCAGCAGAAAATACTACAACTGTTTATCAAAGCTACCGTTTTGAGAAATTAGATATAGATGCCGTAACTGTAGATAATTTTAAAGATCATCTAATGCCTTCATTAATTGAACAAGTAGAAATGTTTATACCACCTTCAGGTAGCTTTAAAACACCTGATTTACGACGATATTTAGACTTAATAAGAGGTTATGAAACTAGTACAACAGATCTAATGTTAGGTTTATCTCTTGCTGATCAAATAAGACTAACATTCAGCGATATGAGAACTAGTACAATCTGTGATCGTTATCCAGAAATAAACCTAGCGGAGAAAAGACGTTATAGATGTGTAGCAGAATATTTAATAAGACAAGGAGAATTAACAAAATTAAGAGACGAAAATGGAAAACTTATAAAAAAAATTGGAAATATGCAGAAAGCAGTTGTTTTATATAAACCATTAGAAAAACTTTTAGAAACTTTAAAAAAATCAGGGTTAGGTCACTTAATCAAATCTGTACCTAAGGTAAAACCTGTTAAAGAAACAAATGAGAGCTACACTAAAGTAGCTGGAGAATCTAATGACAAGCAGACGTAACAAGCTACTCTTGAGAATGTTGGGTACAACAACAGGAGAAACAGAAGAAAAACTATTAAAACTTTCGATTGAGCGTATTGTTGCTGATCAAGCTGAATATTATAAAAAATTCTATAAAAACGAAGGACCAGGAGCAATAGTTTTTATGCCTCAAAAGGAGGATAAAGATAGTATGTTTTACTTAACTGTTGATTCACTTATAAAAGCAGTTAACGATGCAAATAATAATGAATTACACGGAGTAGAACATTTAAGAAAGGCAATATCAATAGCAGAATCACTTGACCCTGAAAAAGAAGCCCTTTTTATACTCCAAGACAACAACGATATACAATTATTCCACTTTAAAGCAGATGAAGAAAACAAAAGTATTCTTCAAATGTGAAAAAAAGACCTCTTTCATGGCGACAATATAAATTTATTCTTGGAAGAATCCTTCATATTGAGGATGATTGGTTAACTCCAGCGGAATATATACCTTACATAAGTGCTTTACTAGGAGATATTGACCTTGATCCTTGCTCTACACATAATGCAAATGCACAATTTTTAAGAGCAAAAAAAATATATACATTAAAAGAAGATGGTTTAAATATGCAAGACCCTTGGACAGGTACAACATATTTATTTCCTCCTACCTATGGTAGATGTTCGTTTAGTAAACAAAGAGGGACATGGAGATGGAGTAAAAGAGCTGGTGGAGCAGCTAAAGCACCTTCTATTATTTGGTTTCAACGCCTATTAAGAGAATGGAAATTAAGAAACATTCCTGAAGCATTATTTTTTACTACATATCCTGAAATGATGAGGATTTTACCAGAAATGTGGGATTATCCAGTTTGCATCCCTTATGAAAGAGCTAACACCATACATGGGAAAGACTTTTTTACATTAAAAGCACCAATGTTTTGGGGGTATTTTATATATCTACCAAAATTAGAGTTTGGCTTCCAACAAGCAGATAAATTTGTGGAAATCTTCTCACATATAGGTAAAGTTATTAGCTAGAGGTTAAACTAAAGGTTCATGACTACAGAGAATAACAATTCTGAAATGACTGGGACACAGATAGAAATAGCCTGTGTATGTGATGACATAAAAGAGCTATTACTTTATAAGAATCAGCAATATGGTGACTCAGCATTAAATCCGTCAAGGATTTTTAGTAAAGCTAGTGCAGTAGAGCAACTATTAGTGCGGATAGATGACAAATTAAATCGCATAAAAAAAGGAGCTGGTTTAGTGGGGGAAGATGAAGATGTAATACAAGACTTGATCGGATATTTAGTACTGCTTAAAATAGGTTTAAAGCATCAAAAGGCTGAAACAAATGAATTATGAAGCAATTGTTGAAGGTTATACAGATGATTTAAAACTCATAGATGCAATTGATATGCTTAGTCGGGACCCTTTCGCCGCTGGGGAGATCCTAGACTACGTGGCTTCTCAGACCAATAACGAAAAAAACGTCGTAACACTTCCCCAGATGAATCCCACTGAACCAACTTTTTCTCAAGATATTCAATTGCTTTCAGCTGATTGGGAGCCCCAGTATAGGTCTCAGGGAGATTTAATAAGCATTTCTTCAAATGACACCGATGAGGAACAAACGTTGGAATTGTCTTATCAGGGGCCAGATACGTATCCAGTTCCATACGACGTTGATCTATCATCAGATCTCCACCTGAACACCACAAACGAT